ATTATATTCAAGAAATTGCGTTGGCTATTTATATCATATAGATATGTATAAATACTTATAGGCTTTTTTGACAGGCTCAAACGCATTGTATATCAGCAATTTATGAAAATATACGTCGTCAGTTTAACGCGAAAGTGTCGTCATCTTTACGCGGTTTGTCCGACATGCCGGCTGAAAGGATGGGATCCGCTGGAGCGGTGTTCAAGTTCAAGTCCAGATAGCACTAAATAAGATACGAAAACAAATCAGAATGTGAAGTTCTCCATCCGCGCCGGCGGCTCCCTTCCGAATGGGTCTATTTCTTGACGACCATTATAGATACAGAGTCGTCGAGGATAATGGCGTAATCGCTCAGTTCGCTTGCAAGGTACGCCAGTTTACGGGACGGGGCAAGCTTCTTGCCGTACGTCCTTCCTACGACGACAATCCGGGAACGGATGTCTTCAAGGTCCTTCTTCACTCCTTCGAGCTCCAGAGCCAGCGCGGAGTTCTCTTCCTTCAGCCTGTCAATGCGGTCGTTTTTGGCGTTTATCGCCACCAGGAGGTCGGCCTTCTGGTTATTGAGTTCGTTCGCCATCGTCATAAGCTCATCCTTTTCCTTCCGGGCGGCTTCCATTTTCTCGTCCGCCGCTTCGAGGTCGGCTCGGAGGGAAGAAGACACTGCGCGCGCCGAGCGGAGGGACAGGTCCATATAGTCACGCATCTGCCGGGCCTTGCGGATGGCAACGAAGAATGCGGCGGCGAAGATAACAGCCAACGCCACAGAGAACAAAATAATAGTGTTAATTGTAACCATGAAATGTGTTGTTTTGAAATTGTGGTAATGAATGATATTGGTTGCAAACCTTGTCAAAGGTCGCAAATTGACGGTGTGGACATGTCACCTTGCCGAACTTGCGACAGGTGATGCAGGCGGCCTCCACCGTCCCGGCATCAAGCATGCAGCGCAAAGGGGCAATTATCCAGCTCATAGCTGTATGGGGCTTACACGGAAGACGGTCAGACAAGTGCCGTGGGTAATCGCGCATTCGCCATCCGTCAGGACGTCCCCCCTTTCCTCCTTGAATAAACAGAGTCATCTTTTTGTTATTTGCCAAATAATTCTTCTGTCTCTTCTTTCGACAAGGGACATTTTGCCATATCCTTAATTGGAACATAACATATTGAAAACCAACACGTCTCTTGTTCGTAGTCCACTTTCTCGTAAAAGGGACAACCATAGCACTGTTCAAGTGTTTTCATAATGTATCAGCCATATATTCCTCGTGATGCCATCTATCCATAATCCTTCTATGGATTATCCCTCTCGCAACAGAAGAGTCCGCTTCATCGTAGTATGTCTGCAACGTATCAATATTCGTACAGCGCTTCGCTTTTTCAATTAGTGATAAATCCTTATCTGTCAATATTTGCTCCATAATGTCAATCTATTATTGTCTTTTCCCGAATCTTCGTAGTGTATCTTCGGAGAAGACTTCGCCATTCGGAAGCTTCTCCAAATACTGAATCACTTTGGCATAATCGCCGTAGGTAGATGTGTGATTGATATACGTCATTATCAAACGTATCAACTCGTTGGTACTTTCGTGGTACTGGTCATACCGTCCCGACTTCGCTCTACATTCACTTAATATTATCGGCTCAATGAAGGACTCGTAATAAGTTTCAAGTAGCTTTATCTTCGCAACGAATTCCTTGATATGATATTTATTATTCTTGTCGAAACGGCATCCTGCGACAGCAATAATGTTATCGAGGTCGAAAAGAAGTTTTGCGACCGCAAACGACAAATCATATAGCAGCCTTGTCTCCGCCCCTACTGCCTCGCATAGTCTCTCGTATTCGTCTTGTGGTATCATTCCGGTAAATCATCTTGTTCTTTTTCCCATTCCTCTACGTCATCAGAAAACGTTTGTAGTGATTTTTCAAGTGCCGCTTGGACGCGTGGGTCATTCTGCGGAGGCAAGTACCCCTCCTGCCAGTCATATACTATGTACTCTGCCATATCGTTGCGGAGTCTGCGTGATTCCTGTTCGTAGTACAACCCGGCTACAACGTCCGTACGTCCGTGACTGCGGTTCTTCGCCACTTCAACAACGGTGGTATAGCCGTATCTCGCTATCTCGTTAAGCGTGTCAGCCCGGTAGAACTCTTTTGCTCTGCGCTCGAAATCAAGCCCCACTTTATGAAGGAGCAGGACATTAGAGGCTCGGTTATACAGGTCGGAATTTCCTGCGATAGATTCCATACGCAACAACTGACTCAGAACCTCCTTCCGTGGGTGACATACAAGAAGAATATGCACCTTCGCCGCTATCGCAAAGTCGGCAAGTTCATTAATAAGCCCTGCCTCCCTCTCGTTTTTATCCCCAATGTAAGTGTCCAGACTCATTACCGTCTTATTATCGAAAACAAGTAGTTGAACGCCCCTTTCCCTCACACAATCGCGCACATCTTTCAGTATCTGACTTGCCTTATTGCCGTAGTTGTTGTTGTATAGAAAAATCTTATCCTCCGTCCACTTATCAATAAGTTGGCTGACTTTCTCATTACAGTAGTAATATTCACTTCCGTTGCGGATGCCTTTATCCACGAAGTTGCGTCCCGCGGCCATCTGATTGAACCACGAGGCAAAACGCTGTGGAGAAAGCTCACCAGACCATATCGCGCACTTGTACCCGTGCTGAATGGACGAAAGCAGGATGTTATCCAATGCGGTTGTCTTTCCTACACCTGCAAGCCCCGATATTATCGTAACATCCCCAAGCGCCAAACCGCCTATCTGCGAATCAATCCCAGTAAAACCAGTGGGAATGAAAGTGAGCTTAGATGGGTCTTCCCACTCAATGCTACTCAAAGTCATCCATTTTTTGCCTTTATCGTCCGTTTCCTCCATAATTACGGGGGCGGGACGGGGGGCCGTAGAAAAGAAATCTCTTTTTGCCTCAAACTCCGCTACGTCCCTACGGTCATAAGCCTGTGGGTCGTAATGAAGTCTAACATCCTTCCATGTATAGGATGAGCAAGAGTTATGAAGACACTTGAATCCTATTGCGCCATTATTCATAACAAATATGGCGGAGTCGGGTGCTTTATGATTGGAATCAAATGGACATTCTTTCAGGACGAGTTTTACTCCGTCACCAAAAGACTGCCGACGCACCACCTCTATCCCATGCTTTGATATGAACTCTTAAAGGTCAAAATGGCACGAATAACCATTAAACCTATTCGGCTGTTCCTTCTCTGGAATCATACTCGCAACCTTCACGACATAGCTGATATTTGTTGTCGTGATTGTTTCCGGAATCCGAACAAAATGCGAAAACCTCTGAGGCCGTTCCGGAGAGTCGAATCCCTTATTGGATTTCGTTCCTGCGACTTTCGCAGTTCTGTTTGGGTCGCAAACCTGCAAGTCTATCTTGCAGATGTTATTCCCGAACCACATATTGATGACCCGCAGAAAATCTTTGACAAGTGTCGTTACCTCCGGGGTGTTGGCCATGTTAACACGATAATACAGATGATAGCCGTTACAGGAGTCAATCACCACCGGCGACGAGAACCCCTGGTCTCGCAGAAAGCATCCGACAGAAAGCATTACCGCCCTCGCCTCTTCTTTCTCCGCATCAGTAGCGTTTGTGTCTCCGGCTCGCTTGGGGTCGAAATCTATGAAAATCCATCTGCGGCAAGTAATATCATCGCCGGAAGTAGTGGAGATTTTACCAGTTCCAAAATGGTCTCTTTGCGGTCGCGAGTAACAAGAGGGGGTTATCTCATTGATAGGAGAATATACCCCCATCTGACAAGGTACGTTCCTCAATGCATCTATCGCGGCTTCGCAATTAACAAAGTAACCAGACTCAATGCGACCACAACCAATCAGCCTGATTTCGGTCAAGGGATTATCTGAATGGAATACATCCCACCACCGCCTGAACTGCTTTTCATCAAAAATCATCTTATCGGCCAATTTACGCTTTCAGGTGCGTTTTGTATCTTTGTTTCGGGCTTAACCTTTCCGTAGGTGTCAAAAGTTTGAATGAACTTCGACAGGTTAGGAGTGTAATTATCTTCGCGAATTACAAGCGAAATCGCATCGGATACCACTTCGTAGCCGTGCTTCTGAATCAACTTTTTCAGCCCCTCCATATCTTCTGGACTTCTCTTTGCTACGCGGTAATATTTGGGATGAAAACACTCGCAAGGATACTTTAGATATAACTCCTGTACTTGCCATCCCAAAAGATTTGCTGCGGCTTTTTCCTCCTCTGACAAACTCCGAACCTCATTGTTGTGCTCTATCTCTTTTTGTTTGAGTATCTCATTACGATATGCCAATAAGTCCTTGTC